AATATCCTGGTAGGGATTCTCTTCAAATGCGTCTGGGTCATTAGCTATACGAAAAAGTTTATCTAGTATCCTGGCAATAGTAAGGAGGTCTCCATACTGGTCTACCTTAATACCATTAGGAAACATCTCCTCCAAGCATCTTCCACTCCTACCAAACGAATCCCCATAAGCCTTCTGCTTATCCTCAACAAGCTTCCCTACCGTAGACCCTATATCTGAGTAGGTTCTTTCGGAAGCCTTCTTCGTATACTCCTGTGCCATTACTTCTCCAAGCGTAGTCGTTTATAAATGTCGGTTACATGGTCAGTTACGGTGAGTCTCTTGTCCCTGCCCCTACCTTCTAATACTACCAAGCACGGTGTCTTTTTCACGCCCCAAATCACAAAACTATGTGGAGTGTCGAAAGAATTGATGACAGACAGCGAAACTCTAGGTGGTTTATTTTTAATAGCCTCCAATACATTATCGGAAACTGTATCCCACAAGGAAGTAAACAGAATAAACTCTTTAGATCCATACTGCTTCTGTTCTTTAATTAATTTATTAAGTTCGTTCTCTTTTACTATCCTTTTTAGAAAAGGCTTACTCATTTTTTTCTGCGTCATCAGTTGAGGAATCTTCTTCAGACACATTAAAAGATACCTCTCCATCCTCTACTTCCATCGACTCTGCCATCTTCTGCGTAACATTCTGCTCTAAGGTTGTTAGTCCTAGAAAGAATATGGATTTAATAAAACTCTCCTCGCCAAGGCCCTCTGGGCAAGTAGCGTCTCTAAAACTAGAGAACGCTGCGGCTTCATCCTGACTTAATTTAAAGGTAATCTTCATACGGTTCTTGCTCCTGTGCTGTAATGTAACACCCCAATCATTTGGGTTTAATACTTCTTTAGGGGATTCTGTTTCCGACATAACCTATAATAGTACAGCAAAGGGATAAAACTAATGAAAGATACATATAATTTAGATAACCTTCGTAAGAAACCTAAGCGTAAGAATAGTAAGGCGAAAGGGTCAGCATTCGAAAGGAAGGTATCAAAGCTTCTTAACGAACACTTCGAAACTACAGACTTCCAAAGAACTCCTGGGTCAGGAGCATTCGCTACTACCCATAAGCTACCAGACCACCTAAAAATACATGGAGATTTGATAACTCCTATAGATTTTATCTACACCATCGAATGTAAGAAGGGTTATAACAACCTGGATATGTACTCCCTCCTTAATCCAAAATCTAAGATATATGAGTTCATCAAACAGACAGAAAAAGATGCGGTGGAAGCAAAAAAAGAGGGAATTGTCTTGCTTGCCCAGGATCGCCGTGATATTATAGTTTTAATTAAGCAAGATAGCCATATATGTAATCAACTAAACATTAATAAAAAAAGAATAGTATATATATTAAATAACTATGCTTTAATATTATTTAAAGATCTTTTAAGTGTAGATAGGTCTTTATTCTTTAATTAAGTGACTAAACATTAACTGTTGAACTTCTAAGAGCTTGTTCATAAGTTCTTTAGAGGAGTATTCTGTGCTATTTAAATCCCTCTCAGGAGGATCCCAATAGCCTTCATCTGGGGTAAAGGTAGTGTCAACTGTTCCATGTTTAGTATCAAATCCATAGCTTAATCTACTACCATACTCACCTGTCTTCGGATCTCTTTCAGCAAAAGAATATTTAGTTCCAGACCACTTGATATAATCAGCAGGTTTATCTGAAGCCATAAAAGGATCTAGAACTCTCTTCAATGTTTCATCTCGTTTATGTCTTGCGGTCTGCTTACTGAAACCGTCTACTACAGTATCCCAAGCATTATTAGTATCAAAAGATTGTTGAAGTTGAAGCATAGCTACTGTATGTTGCCAGCCCTTCCTTACATTAGGGTCTGGATCACTTAACCCAGTTTTAATACGGTTAAACCAAAGAGATCTTTCTACCTTGAGTCTAGCTTGCTTAGTTAGTAGTTCTTCTTGTGGAGAAGATCGTTCTCCACCCTTCACCAAAGATGTTATTTCTCTTTTAGTGAGATCTAACCCAGGGCTCTCTCCTATCGCAGCCCATAGCTCATTACGAACTTGCGCTACTGTTAAAGTTTGTGTGGTAGCATTATGTATAGAGGCTAATTGCGTATTAGTATCTTTCAAAGCTGCTATATTATCTCTAACTTGTCCAGTATAATCTACTGCTCCTGGAACTAAGGCACCTTGGTTATCACGCTCACCCCTAGTGCCTACTAGCCCAACCATTCCATCTATCCACTGATGCTCTTCCTGCCCTTCTGGGGTAGTAGTATCTATAGTACCATCCATGTACCCAGTTAAACCATGACCCGATTCCCCTGGTGGAGAGGATCCAACCATCTGTTCAGCTACTGATTCTAATTTAGCTCCTCCTCCTGTAGCGATCTCATTTTTACCATCGCTAGGGGAACTCCACTTCAAAGGACTTGTAACTCATCATCGTCTATGCCCCATAAGTCTTTAGTTCTTTCCCATGCAACTAATCCTTTATAATCCCACTCTTTCTGTGATAGTTTACCTCTAGGAACACCATTCCTTACAATATCTTGAAATCTCCTAGGCGTAGCATCAAACCCCCCTGCTGCACCTCCCATAAATTTAGAAGCTCTGTCCTTACCATTTCCCCCTTCAGCCCAGGGGTCGTGGATCTGGACCCCACGGCCTGGTTCGGCTGTAATCTTGGGATCAGCCATTTCATCTGCTCTGTAAAGATATAAGTGGTCAGACTTGAATCCAAAAGAGCCTCCACCTGTCCCCACCCTTATAATAAAATCTGCGTCTGCTTCTAAAACTTTCTTAGTAACTAATCTTTCTATCTGAGCGAAGAATTCTCTAGTATCTATATCAACACTTTCCTGAGGAGATATTGTCCGTCCTGCTTCTTTGCTTCTTTGGGCAGCCACATCTTTTTCAGGAGTATGGTAAGAATTTTTCCAAGTGTGGAAAGCTTCTATCAAAGCTTCATAGTCGTCAGCTAACGCCACCCCTTCCTCAGGAAGATTAGTTACAGCCCTAATAACCTTGTTAATGTTGTCCCCGTAGGTATCTTGTAAAGCATGGTATAACTGGGAAGACTTCTGTGCCCTCTCGTCATCGGAAAATTTAATATTGCGACTTTTAAGGATCTGAATAACAGGAGAGATCTCTTCGGACACCTCGGTTATTACCTTTTGACTTTTTACTCCCGCATCACTGTGATCGTAGATAACTTTTCTATCTACCTCTGTTATCTGAAAGTCCTCTGGGTTATCAGGGAATTCGTACCCCACCAACTCATTATAATCTTCAAACTGCTTTAGAAAATTAGCGTACTCACCAGGAGCAGCCGTGTAATTCACCCCAGTACCATCTCCAGACTCAAAGTATAACTGTTTGTTGCCATACCTATCCGTCACAAAGAATAAATTTTCCTTCATCCACTCTGCATCATCTGGGGAGATAGGCTTTCTTAGGATTACATCTAATGCTTTAACCATAGTTTGTAACGCACCTAGGGTATGTTGTTCGTCAGCTTGAGCTTCCAGTATAACTGGAGCCTCTCTAGTCCCTAAATTAATATGTCTTTGGCCCTGCGTTCTCATAGTTTTAGCTAATACACCAAAAATAGAAGATGCTTTTTCTGGATCATAGAAACTATCTTGAGGCTTACCATCTACCCAACCCTTTCTCATTAGTGCAGTAAGCTGGCTTATAACCTCAGGCTTATCTTTAAATAGAGAAAGTAAGTGACTACCCTCTCTACTATTCTGCATATACATAACCCAGGGATCTATATTCTCAGCATAGTCTTCAGCATTTGTGCCACCCCTCCAGAAATGCCGCGCAACCATAGTTCTATAGGTTGATGTAGGCTGTGGGCCAACCTTACAGGTGCGATATATAACCATCTCATTAGGTTTAGTTTGCCATACTATCCCCTTACCACACGCAGGAGTCTCCTTAGCTGGCTTTTTATCTCCATTTCCGTTGGTGGTACTTTCCGTACCTGTATCTCCTTGGTCCTGCGCTCCATACTTTATTAATTTCATGTCTGGCTCTAAGGGTGCGGTAATAAGTGCGCCATTCCCCCCATCGTTTACTTCGCCCTTTGGCTTTGGCGTTGCCGCAACATCCACACCAGGAAATACTTTAGCCATGTGTTCATCAGTCCTCCTTATAACCTCATCTGCGTGTGTGTTGCCATTCTCTCCTCCCCTAGAACGAATAGCACCATAACTAGGTGCCTCTCCCTGCCCTTGAGTATCAATAGATACCCCTTCATCCAAAGTAATACTAAGCTTTCTCTTCTTAAGAAGCGCATAACTAGTAAGTAAGTCGTTGAAAAAATCCATGATTATATTAGAAGAGCCCAACCCAACCAAAGACAGAGGCTGAGTTGGGCTCTTGGCTTATTTATTATAGTTATTAATTATCCTCGGGTATCTCCTAACTGAATTAAGAAATCATAACGGAATTTAACAGTAACAGTATCAAAATCGTTAGTAGCATAGTTCTTTTCGGCTTTAGTAAATTCTTTAGGCCAAAGACCTACAAGCTTAACTAAAGAAACTGGATCCATCTGACCATCCAATTCTAACACTTCAGCAGTAGTCTTAAACTGACCAGGGTTATCTAAGAAAGTGCTACTAAACTCCCCAGTAAGAGGATCATAAACAGTTTGAAAATACTTATAAAGTTGCCAACCTGCTTTGGTTCTTAATAGGTTATCAAAAGTTACTTCCAACTCACCCATAGAAGGTCTTCCAGGGTAATAAGTAACATCATTAACCCTATTAACAGGTATGTCTTCTACTTTAACAGACATTCCGTTAACCTTCTTAGCTGCTAAGGTAAGGGGCTTGGAGAATCCTAAAGGGACTTCTATTTCTGAAGGAGGGAAAAAAGTTATCTCCCATTGATATGCCCTTACGGATTCAAGATCCTGAGAGATAACGGGGAGACCATCATTCTCATTTAAGTTTCTGTTAAGGTTATTAGCGTAATAAGATGATCTAGTCATAATTTAATCCTTTATAAGGTTGCCGATTGGTTAGTGAGGTTAAGCTCAAATACAACGATCTCTGCCGCTTTGGTGGGTTTCAGAAGAACTTTACACCACAACTCATTTCTATCTACTCTAACGGAGGTGTTGGTAGTTTCATCACAAACAACTTTGTAGTCCACTAAACCCCGTCTTCTAGCAATATCATCCAGCAGAGGGTTGACAACATTAATAACTTTTTCCCAAGTAGTTGCATCGTTAGGTTCAAAAACAAAGCGTCTTGTAGATGCCAGAAGCTGCTTGCGAATAATAATAAGCATTCGTCTAATATTTACTCTGTCAAGAGCAGTGGGATTTCTCTGTGCAGTTCTTTGCCCGAAGATCATAATGCCCTGTTGTGGGAAGTTAACTATAGGGTTAACAACATTACCACCACTATACATAGAGTCTCTATCGCCTTGGTTGACGCTGATCTCTACCTCGGTGGGTTTGGTCAGTCTACCCCTCACAACGCCAGCAGGAGCGAACCAGGGCTCCCCTTTGT